GGGCGGGGCTTTTGTGGACAGCTCAGCCTCAGCAAGAACGATAACAAATAGCGGGAGCGTGACAATAGTATCCTCGGTTCCTTCTGTAGTTTCAGCAGTCTACAACGTCCAAGTCCCAACAGTATCAAACACTACTGACACGGAAATCTATATGTGGTATGGCAACCCTAATGCCTACAACACCAGTATCGAAGCGTGGCTAGACCAGACAGGAAAGGCACTGGCGTACGCTGGAGCAAAGATAGTACGAAATTCTCCTACAGACCACTACTTATTGCTAAATGGGGCGAGTTACTTGACCCTCAGCGACAACCCGTCTTTTGGGCTTGGAGCCAACAATTTCAGCATAAACTTTAAGTTTAAGCGTACTGGGGGTCTTGGGGTTGTCCAAGTACTATATAGTCGAGCTGGAAATCCTGGGGTTTCTAGTGCAATGGATTTCGAGATAGCTATTAATACAAATGGGGCACTACAGCTAAATTATTGGATAGGTGCAACCGCTTACGCAGTAAACTCAACTGTCCTTATAACCGATACCACCACATATCATTACGTTGAATATAGCAGAACGGGAACATCTATACGATTATTTGTTGATGGGGTTCTCGCTGGAACGGTAGCTATATCTGGTAGTATCAACGCTGGTTCAAACGCTCCTACGCTTGGGCGTTATGGTGTAAACGTAACTCCGTACTGGTTCACAGGGCAACTGGAGTTCTTCGAGATACTTGTGGGGGGAACCTATGGGCACACCACAGGATATACCGTTCCAACGACTGTGCCAGTAGTCGGGGCAGACACCAAACTCTTGCTCGTGTTTGATACCATCTATGATGCCAACTACGCAATGGTTCAGCATATGGGCGACAGCCTTGTAGATGCTACTGGTAATGGGAACAACGGTACTGCTACTGGCACTACTGTTGTGAATACGGATTACGGCAAGGCGAGGAGTTTTAATGGAACAAGTGACAAGATTAGTCTACCTTTGGCAATCGTAAACCAACCTACGACCACTGGTAGCTCACTCGTAATGTTTGACCAAACTTTTGTTAAAGCGACGAATTATCTATACACCCTAGACAGAAATGATGCCCCAGAATACAGAGTAAGACTAACCTCTACTAATGCTGTTGTTAACGGGTACTCTGGGGGAGCCTATCAATTCACTTTCGATACAGAAGTCCCCTACACATTGCTTAACACCCCTACAACTCTTGCAAACACTTACGCTCCTAATCTCTCCAAAATTATGCTCGATGGGGTAGTAAAAGCAACAGACACAACGACAGCCTTTACGATGGGTAGTGGGGCAATGATTGAACACGTTATTGGGTATTATTCAGCAGTAGCCTCGTCATACTTTAGCGGAAAAATCAGTGCAGTAAGACTCTCCAACATAGCCCGTTCCGATGCGTGGATTAAGGCAGAGTCGCTGGGCTTGAAGAACAGCCTGTTGACCATCACTGACGCCACATTCTATAGCTTCTACGGCTCTGGCACATTCGAGTCCGAAGTTCTGGACTTCACGGCTGTCGTGACGCCAGAGATAGGCACCGAGACGTTATTAAAGACTTTGACAATACCAAGTGGTACTACAGCGTCAATCGAGTACAAAACTTCGGCGGATAACTCTGCTTGGTCGGCTTATGCGACGCTCTCAACAGCGACGTTGCCTTATGCCAGGTATATGAAATTCAGAGTAAACTTCGCTTCGGACACAGCATTAAAGCTGACGCCAGAGTTTAAAGAGCTTACTCTAGCCTACAAAACAGGGTACTTCTCCGAGGGATACTGGACCAGTGAAACACTCACGGTGGGAGCGTCTTCGGAGACTCTTGGTTACTTCGTCAACGAGACCCTGCCGACAGGCACGGGAGTGACGCTACAAACGAGATACTCGGCGGACGGGGTTGTGTGGTCAGCTTGGGCGGACTCGGCATTTAACGCGTTGCCGTCAAGCGAGGCTTACGTGCAGTATCGGGCAAAGCTAATGGCCAATACCAACCTGACGCTGACCCCGGTACATAAGAAGTCCTATGTTGGGTATTCACCACAGTTCAAGCCTTCAGGGTCTTGGACCAGCCCAGTCTATGACTTGACGGCCTACGAGCCTGAAAGCATCGAGCTTGAGTTCAAAAACGCCTTTGCGGACTTCATCGTGACAAGCCCAGTGACCACCATCACCTCGTGGCTAAAGACGTCCTACAACAACACAGAGTGGACTGACTGGCAGAAATTTGACTTTACCAATGAGGAATGGAACTACACAGACTTGGCAATGAACCCTTATATTCAGCTCAAGGTAGAGTACGCCTCCACGGATTCGGCACAGACACCTGTAGTAGACGCTGTAACCTTCCGAGAAGCCAACGACCTGAAAACAGCTGTGTGGACTTCGGCACCGATTGATGTGTCAATGGCCAAGACACTGGACTCCGGAAAGATTGTTGCCCAGTACACCAACGGCGGCGGCACACTGACGCTGATGAGCAGAACGTCTCCTGATGGCCTAACAGGTTGGTCCGAGTGGGCTAACGTAGACGCCAGTTATATGATAACGAATCCGCCAAACAACTTCGTTCAGGTGAAGGCCCTGTTCTGTGGATACGAGTCGGCCCTCAACGAGCTGGTTCTCTCTATGGACGGTAACGCCAGCGTCAAGATGATAGGCTCAGGGCTGTCCCTCGGTACTGACTTCAGTTTCACCACCCTAAGAGATAAGCTGCTGATAGCCAACGGCAAGGACGCTCTAAAGAAATGGGATGGCACCACAGACACGATTGAGGACGTTCCGAACTCGCCACCTACGCTAAAGTTTGTGGTATCTCATCACAACAGGGTATGGGGCGTTGATGCAGAGAACCAGTCCCGTATACGCTACAGCAACATCCTAGACCCGGAGAAGTGGGACGCCTTTGACTTCATCGACTTCAACCCGGAAGACGGGGACTACATCACCGGAGTGCTCAAGTACGGACAGAACGTGCTGGTGTCCAAGCAGAGGTCTATGGCACTGCTAACCGGTAACAAGTCCTCCAATTACTCGGTTTCGTGGCTCGAAGCAGAGCAAGGGTGCTCCTCAGCAAGAGGTCTGTGCCAAGCGGACAAGTATGTGGCCTACGTTGCACAGGACGGAATCCGGTTCACGGATTTGGCCAACAGCATCGTCGCCACAGAGCGTGTGCTGCCTAACTGGGCCAACGTTAACAAGCGTAGGCTATCGCAGGCTTGTGTGGTATACTGGCGTAATAAGCTGTTCGTGGCACTGCCTACGGAGGAAAGTCTTGTCAACAACGTCGTTTGGGTGTATGATTTCCTTAGAAACTCTTGGTCCATCCGAGAGGGGTGGTCCGTATCCAGCTGGCTGAAGTTCAACCAGTACGGTGAGGACGTGCTTCTTTCCGGGTCAAGCGAGACCGGTCAGGTCTACGAGGTTGACGTCACAGAGTATGATGACACCATCCCAGTAGAGTACACTTGGAAATCCAAGGACTTCCACTTCAACGCTCCTGAGCGGTACAAACTCTTCAGAAACATCTTCGTGGACATCGAGGGAACCTCGGATACCACAACCCTGTACGTAGACCTGATTGTGGATGGGGCCATCACTGGAACCTACACGACAGAGATACCGGGAGGAGACGGCCACAAGCACAGCCGCAGAATCCTTCCACCGTTGTACGGGGCAGTCTTGGGAAGCTCACTGACGCTACAGGTTAGAGGTCGGTGTGGCATTCAGGGAATAACCATCGAGTACGTGCTGAGAGGAGCTATTCCGGGAGGTAATATGTAATGGGCTGGTTAAACTCTGAGAAATCTCCGGACAAGTGGAGTGCATCCTACTTTAAGCTCTTTGTGGAACGTCTGAGGCTGGCGGTGAACAACATCGACGACTCGAACTTCCCCGAAGGCTTGGATGGAAATATTATAAAATCACATACTGTGCAAACAGGGGCGTTAGCTAACTTCTCTTACGAGCAAGTGTTTTTCTCTCAAGCGACGCCGTACACCACCGTAAGTACCACCGCTGTTACAGTAGGTACGTTGGTGCAATGGAACCCTTCGGCTTGGGGCAGTGGGACTGTCAAGGTAATGCTGGAAGTAGTGGGTGGCGTAGCAAACGCCACCGCTACCGCCACTTTCGAGGTATGGGGCATAGCCGGGAAACTGGCTACTGTCACCACACAAGCCACAAGCCTTGGGCTCTCACGCTCGGTGTCTTTCTCCCCACCTACCGAGAGCCAAACCCTAATCGTAAAGGCGTATACAAGTAATGCGTCTTACTCAGCACAGGCCTTGTCAGCAAAGCTGATAATCGTGCCTAGTTACTAATGGAGGTACACAAATGGGATTAAATCCAACCCTAAAGGCTAAAACAGATAAACTCAATAAAGGGGCCACAACGGCTACTAACGGCGTCAAGAAGGTTACTACCCCGGCTAAAACTCCGGCTAAAACTATACAGAACAGTGCCGCCAACGCTCAGGGGGCCGCTCTTCTAAAGTCCATTGGAAAAGACACCAAAGGGCTGAACATCGGAACCGGGACTCAGACAGCCTACACGCCTGTAAGAAACGCAAGCAACACATCCGCGTCGTTACCTGTGGCACCGAAGTCCCCAACAGGGGGAAGTGCCGGAGCCACTACGCTGGCAGTCGGCGGAGCAAGAGCGTCAGAGTATACGCCTACTCCGGCTAAGACTACCTCCGGTGGAGGTACTCCTAGACCTACAAACATCAGTGGTAATGGTGGTACCCCCGCACCACAACCCGGTGCTCCTCAGCCCGGAGTAGTAGAATCTACAGCACCTGAATGGCTGAACACCGGAGGACCTACAGCCGGAAACGGTGGCGGCGGTGGGGGTGCAGACTTCAACTCCGTCAGACAGGACTACGCTAATGCTTCCACAGAGGATAGGGCTACTATGGCGGCGATGATGGAGGGTATGCTTTCCTATATCGACCAAATGGGAGGCCAGCTGACATCTCAAATTAAGTCCCAAATGGGAATGGACGACCCTGAAACAGCCAACGCTATCGCAATGATTAGACGTGAAGCTGAAACTATGCACAAGGAGATGTTGGAAGACCTGAATGCCAAGGGGCTGGTACAGTCCGGTATCTACGCTGAAGCCAAATCAAGACTGGCCGAGTCTCAAGGGATGAACGTCAGCAACTTTGTGGCACAGCGTTTCGGGGACCTACAGAGCCAGCTTAACTCCGCAATGATGAACATTGGACAGATGAGAACTCAGGCAATGTCTAGCGGTATGGGTATGGTCAATCAGAACCTGATGGCTGATAGAACTCAACAGGCGTCAATGGGTATGCAGAACCTATCCAACCAGCTGACTCAGCGAGGTCAGGACCTTCAGAACAACCAGTGGGGCCAGAGCTTTGACTGGCAGAAGCAGACCGACCAACGTAACTTCGGATACACCCAGCAGCGTGACGCCGTTAGCGACCAGCAGTTTGGGCAGAGCCTATCAGCGTCTCAGGCAAGCTCCGGAGCAGGAAACAGCCTAGGCTGGGCCAACTTCAACGCTGAACAGCAGGCAAGCCAGCAGTACAACCAGCAGACGGCCTATGACAACGCCAACAACTTCTTGGCCACCAATAGCAACCCAGCTACTCCTGAGGAGTACCAGCGTGCTATTCAGGCTGTGAACGCCAACCCAATGTTCCAAGACCCTAACACCAAGAACTACATCCTGAGCCAAATCGTTAAGCCGCAGCAGACCCAACAGGGCGGTAGCTTCGGGGATTTCTTCAGAAACATAGGCAACGGTTCCTACACACCTCAGTCTAACAATATGCCTAGGGGTAGGTTCTAAAAATAAGGAGGTGCTAGATGGCACAGTTTGATTACACCAAGTACATAGGGTACACTCCGACAGCCCAAACGACGGTCAAGGCTCCTAAGTTTAGCTTGGCCGCTCAGGGATATAAGACGCCGGCCTACGTAAACCCTAGGATACCTGAAAACAATCCATACAAGTCCATCAGCAACTATCAGACACGCTTATCCGGGGTGGGGGTTCCTGCCCCTGAGCGTGACGCTGATGGGGACGGTGGGCTTCTTAATGGCGTCCTGAGAGTTCTACAGACCACAGGGAGTGCTTCCACCAACGTTCTTCACGACATCGTGAAGGGCGTACAAACTCCGGGCAGGCAGAATACTGTGGGAAGCCTAGCTAAGTCCTATGGCAAGAGCTGGACGGGAGAGCGTCAGGATACGATGACCGACGTGTTTGACACGATGGGCTGGAAGGCTGACAAGAACCCGGACGGCAGATGGTACAACCCAGCGAGTTGGGATATGAGCAACACTGCCCGTAATCTCCTCACCTTTGCTGGTGACGTTGCTATAGACCCGCTGACCTACGTGTCCTTCGGGACTGTGGGACTGGCAAAGAACGCCACCAAGGGACTCACAAAAGAAGCCCTAGGAACCCTTGTTACCAAGCAGACAAGCCACATTACCGACATCACCCAAGACCTCGCAAAGGAATTGGGAGAAGACCCGATGGCGATTGCCAAGAGGGCAATGGCGGCCTCCAAGGGAGACGCCAAGAGTGCTGACCTTGCAATGCGTACAGCATATGCACTGGCAAGCGGAGGCACTGCTTCTGTGGATAAGAGGACAATGGCTTACCTAGTAGACAAGGGCCTCAACGGCGTTAACTCTGACATTATAGATGCGTTTGCACAAAAATCCCTGAAAGCACAGGAAGGCATCACGAAGTCGGCTGATGGGATGAGCCCTATGACCAAGGCCGTCAAGAGCCGTTCCGGTACACTGTCCAGCTTTTTTGGGAAGTCCCTATCGGGAGACGGAGGTGGTCTGAATATCTACGACGCTCTGAAGACTGCCAAATCCGTCGATGAGTTCGACGCAATGGTAGGTGGACTGACTGGCGTTATGAAGAGCTTTACCCTTACAAACATACTGGCCCAACCAACGTTAAGACCCGGAAGAATGGCCGCTTACACCGCTGAAGAAAAGGCCGTGAAAGAGATTGCTGCAAAGCGGGTCTACAAGAACTTGGACGACGCCACGCTGGCCACTAAGATGGACGCCATGGATATGACAGAGCTCGATGTCTTAGGTGCTCTATATGACGGATTCAAGGGGGCAGACATCTCTGAGCTAGAGGTTATGACCCACGAAATCAGGAAGTCCCTTATGAAGAGGAAGACGCTGATAAAAGAGACAGACATCTCCAAGGTGATGGACAAGTTCGAGGCAGAGCGAGGGCTACGTAGTCAGGTTAAAGAGTTGGCCGATGGCGTAGAATTTGCCAATGGCCTACAGCGTGCCTATGACCAAGCAGGAAAACGCTTCTACTTCCGGTACCACAACCCGGTAACGAATCAGGTCAAGCCCCTTGTGGAACTGACCGGACTCGTGCAGAACCCGGCGATGAAGAGAGCCGGAGAGGTTGCCTTGGGACTTCCTGTGATAAAGCAGTCAAGAGACATTCTAGGCTATATATTCCAACCGGAATATATGGGCAAGCAAGCTCGCCAGATAGCTCTAAGAGACGCTGACCTAAAGAAGCTCAAGGATGCCTACAAGACAGGTAATATAACCAAACAGGACTACGACCACGCTGTAGCCAAGGCTAACGAACGCTACGACAACGTCATCGAATCCCGTAATGACTTTGCAAAGAAAATCTCCAAATACCTCAGAATAGAAACCTCAATACCGTACAAGTCTGTAGAGTCCGCTGTTAATCTGTTCTATGACGAGGCTCACGTGCTAGACAAGGCATTTTTAAAGAGTGACAAACTTCGTAAGGCTGTCACCTACTATCGGCAGAAGGGAAACTCCGACGTCGCAAAAGTAGGCTGGGAGCTTATGACAGGCAAGTCCCTCGATGACATCTTGGACGAGATGGGCAGAGTCACCGACGACGCCTTTGAAGAGATGGATGACGAATTGCTGGAAGGGATGGATACCACCATAGAAGAGCTTCGCAAGATATTTGGGGACCCGAAGATGCAGAAGTTTATCAAGGACCACCAAGTGAGTGCAGAGGATATGGCTATACTAGAGCGTGCCTCAGGAAAAGTGACAGCCTACTTTGGAGCCCTGAAAGATTTTGACGAAAGCCGGGGAACCATCTTCTCCAACGTCGAACAAAGCAACCACGAGGCTGGTGTTCACGGCTTCGGTCAGGACACCCCACAGACTGTGGGAAATGTGGTCACTCCGGAGAACTACGTGCACGCTGTATACAAAAACAATAGGGACGCCGACAGCTTTGTGGTCAGCAGTATGGACAAGAGTGACGTCGAGAACATCAAAACCAACAGTTCCGGCACAGCCAAGTCGGCAGACGAGAAGAGATTCCCGTCAATGTTCGACGCAATGTCAGCCGGTAAAGAGCCTATAGACGACATCGTTATGTCAATGTCGCTACGTCACGTAGAGAGTTTAAGGGTAGACCTGAATAGACGTCTTGTAACTGACCTTGAGGGTGCCATACTGACAGAGCCCGGCTTTGCTCAACTCATCAGCAAGAACCCGATGGCCGGAGCAACGCCACTGAAGATAGGGCGTACAGAGTTCTACGCAATGCCTGAGGTGGTTAACCAGTTGAACCGAATCGTTGATACCTTCTCCACGAATCTTGGTGTGGCACAGTTGACCAGCTATATGGACAACGTGACCAACTGGATGAAGAAATTTCAGACGTCCTTCAATCCAGCGTTCATAATGCGTAATGCTATAGGCGAGCCAGCAATGAACTTCTTCGATGGGGTTAAGCCCGAGTCTTGGGAGAAAGCAGTACAGGTTCTTACCGGAAACAAGTCCGAGGGATTTGTTAAGGTAGGAGACACGATGTTCCACAAAGGCGAGTTTGCCTACAGAAACTCCCCCGACGCTCCACCCGAAAAGAGCTTTCTGACGCCGAAGCAACGAGCCTCTCAAGACAAGGACTTTGCCAAGGGCTTGGATGAGTTTGTGGCCAATTCCACAGAGCCGCCTAGAGCCGGAGAAACTCCATACAAACAGCGTAAACGCCTAGAGCGTCAGTATGCCAAGGAGCACTCAGCGGTGCCGATGCAGTCTCACGAGTCCATCAAGGCTGCCGACCCGGAAACTGGGGCTATCGGCTATCACGCCAAGACCAGTAAGAACGAGGAGGACATCCGTGAGGGTATCATCTCCGGCAAGGGCATCAGCACCATCACGCTGGGAAACAACACCTACACCTATGTGGAACTAATGAACCACTTCAGGGAACTGGGGCTGGGTTGGTCCGGCGTAAGCAAGGGCAACCTGATTCAGAACTCCGCAGGAACAGTGAAGAGCGAGGTCAGGAGTCAGGTAGGAAATCCAGTAGTGAATACTATCGGGAATCTTGGGGACGGCGTCGAGACGCTAACAAGACTCTCCCACTTCATAGACAAGCTGGACCAAGGCTTTGGACTTGAAGAGGCGGCTATGGGCGTGAGAGCCTACCACGTAGACTATCGTGACCTTACCTTACCGGAGCGTAATGTCTTTAGACGACTGGCCCCGTACTACACCTATATGAGAAAAAATCTTCCAATTCAGGTAAAAAATGTATATACTAATCTAGGTAAGGTAAATATGGTATCGGAATTGGTAAGGGCATCCTATGACGCCATTGAAGTCAACAACAATGGCAACGCTCCTGTCACGGATGACTTCCTGAAAGAGGGCTTGGCTATTCCGCTTGGGATAGACCAGCAAGGGAACGTGCAGTACCTCAACTGGAATCTGCCTATTATGGACTTGGGAAGGCTCCGACTTGACTTCGGGGAATCCTTCGATATGAACATCCTAGAGATGCTTCATCCGGCCATAAAAGCCGGGTTCGAGTTACCTGCAAACACGTCCCTCGGGTTCAACCAGCCTATCGAGAAGTTCCAAGGGGAAGAGACTCCACTCTTGCCTAACACGGACACCTTCGGTATACCGAAGCAAGCCAACTACTTCATTCAGCAAATGGGTGTTGTGGAAAGTGCTCGTAAGGCTATTGGGGCCGGCTATAACGCTGTAACAGGTGCACCAGCCGACCCAATGAAACCGACACAGATACCAATGCTTCAGAGCATATTACCTGTCAAGAATCAGTATAACACGCTAAACAATCAGGCTTATCAGTATAGGGACCAGCTTCAGGAGTACATCAAGTACCTTGAACAGGAAGGTCTTCCGGTACCGACGCTTGAGGAACTACGTCGGATGTCTCCCTCCGGGTATAGCGGGTATACGCCACGTTAATATTAACTATAGGGGAGGACACGCTTATGACTGACTGGGCTAACGTTGGAAACTTCGGGGTAGCCGGGCTAATCGTCGCCGGCGTCGTCTATGTTGTGGTAACATACATAAACGCACACAAGAGCGATACGCCCGCCCCTCAGAGTCCACAGACAAGAACTCCAATGGAGTATAAGAACAGGTCGTGCTCGGATTCCCTACAGGGTTTCCTGATTGAAAACACCAAGGTGACGGCGGAGTTGCTGGCCTTGATGCGACAGCAGCACGACAGTGACCGGGAATGGGTCAGGCACAACCAAGAGGCTATGCAAGGACTTGTAATAGCGATAAACAATGTAGTCACGACGTCTAAAGAGATACTCGATAGAGTAAAGGACATAGACCGAAAAGGCTAAACACAGGAGGTACTTATGAACATCATTAAGAAGCTGACGAACACTAAGACGCTAATAGGCATTACAAGCCTTGTGGTATTCATCCTCGTCACTTGGGGCGTAGAAGTTGAAGCCACGAAAATCGAATTGACCGTGCAAGCGGTCTGTGCCATCGGCGTTATGCTGGGCATCCTTAACGACGAGGGTATGACCGAAGTCGCTTGGAACAAATAGGAGAAAGGGGGAGCCTATGTTATCATATCGAATCAAGCCGGAAGACCTGACGCTATCAGTTGTGGGGAGAACAAAGGACTCCCCACTGACCTTATCCGCCAATCCGTACACCATAGAGACCCACAAACCCCTAGGCTTTTTAGCCATAGAGGGTAATGTGTACAGTGCCTCGCCTGAGGGCTTGCCTGTGCTCTTGGTGTATGAGGACGGTGGAGCAGAGATACGCACGGAGTATAGCATACTCGATGTGGCAAACGCTCGATTTGTCGTGTCAGGAAGTGCTATGCTAATCGAACATCGAGAAAAGATAAAAAAGCCGTCTCCGCTCAATCTGAGAGCCGCTGTGCCTATGCCACGTATGGGGGTAGGAACACTCACGACAGGGGAGCTCATCTTCCTTGTGGTTGAGGGGACTCTTGACGACCTATACAAGGCATTTGCGTTTTACAAGATATACGACGCAATGATGTTGAGCTATAACGACATCTATGTAAGAGATACTTTAGGAGGTATAATGATGGGTACACAACCTATAACCGTACTAGAAGCCAAAACCTTCAAAGCAATGGCCAAACCAGTGGTTGTGCTTGACGCCGGACACGGCGGCACGGACCCCGGAGCCATAGGCTTTGGCAAGCACGAGGCCGACGTTAACCTGATGATGGCCAAAGCTATGCAAAAATATTTAACGGACCACTACAATGGCACGTTCCTGTTAGTAAGAGACACCGACGCCACTATCGAACTCAACGACAGACCGAAGATGGCCAAGGCTATCAATGCGGATTTTTACTTCTCAACCCACACCAATGCGTTTTCCGACCCAAGTGCTAACGGGTATGAGTCCTTCACATACCTAGGGAGTGACGCTCGTGTTAAAACATCGGATGAAATCAGGAGCGTCGTTCACGATACCGTGATGCACTTCCTGAGCCCTTATGGTATAACGGATAGAGGTAAGAAGAAGGCTAACCTGTGTGTGGTAAGAGAGAACAAGTGCCCGGCGATGCTCGTAGAAAATCTGTTTATCACGAATCCACAGAATAACAAGCTATTGACCGATGCAGCGTTTTGTAGACAGTTGGCTGAAAAGACGGCGGAAGGTATTGCCAAGGGGATGAAGCTGACCAAGAAACTGACAACTTCACAGCCAGAGGCAACTCCGGACGTGCTTTACAGCGTGCAAGTCGGAGCCTTTGCTTATAAGAAGGGTGCGGAAGAGACGCTCACCCGGTTGAAACAGGCAGGCTTTAACGGAATAATCGTAAGTAAGAACATAAAAAAAGAGTAGGGCTTACGCCCTACTCTTTTTATCTAAAGTTTTAATACCTAAGCACGTGTCTAGCATAGCGAGCACTCGGTCTGCACTTTCAGCGGTACCACTGAATACTCCATTCGTGGCCAACTTCTCAAGGAAACGCTTTTGTAAGGCGGTGGTATCGGACCCGGAGCGTTTCATTTCCACCCATAGGCCCACACCATTAACCGCTATGTACAAGTCAGGGACACCAGCTTTTTGGAATCCCCCTCCGTGTATCTTCACCACCACGCTATCCGGGAATTTATCCCGGATAGCTTTTATAGTGGCGTTTACTATTGACGTCTCGCTCGGTTGGGTTGAGTCTTTGCTGTAGGCTCCTGTGCCGTTGCCATACTCTCCTAAACCGTACTCCATACTATAACTCTATTTCATCATCAAGGTCAATGACTTCCATATCGTCATCATCGTCTATCTCAGTATCCACAGCCTTTGTAGGTGCCTTAGTGGCGGTAGCCTTAGCCGGGAATACCTTCTTAACGTTGCTGTACTCTTTATCGTCTTGCATTTTCAGGAATACTTCAATACCTAGCATCTTGCCCTTTAGAGCGTCCGGGTCAAATGTGATTGCAGCCTTAGGCACTTCGATGCCAAGAGCTACCAACGTGTTTCTCAAGTTGAACAGTGCGGACGGTTTTAGGCTTGTGATGTGGTTGATGTGAAGCCCCTTAGACGCCCCTTGTACTATCATCAAGTCCCATTTCAGGTAAGGGAACTCTCCGGTTCCCGGTTCCTTTGTAATGCCCATAACCTTTGCAACGTGGTTTCCCGGTGCTACGAATCCATCCTCAGATACTCCGCTAAAATCAATTTTCATCTTGCTCATTTTGAACCTCTTTCTGCCTATCGGCTACTTAAATACTGCACTATACAGCTTGTCTAAATTAGGGTTAGCGATTATACCACTCAGCCTTGTGGTCCGGTCTTTCGTGACGTACTTGGAGTTTGGCAACGCTGACATCCTAAACTGCATCCCCTTGTCCGTCTTGGCTATAGATAATCTTGCAATAACATCGGCTTCGGATAGAATGTACTTCCGTAATCCTTGGTTTAGTGCTGGGTATATACTAAATTCGTCCGAATCAATGTCCTCTGAGTTACTGCCCTCTTGGCATAGGATGATACGTTGTACCGGAAGTTCCTCGAATTGCTGAAGCCAAAACTTCATCTTCTCTCCCATATCGCCCCAGTTTTTAAGCGTCTTCTTGAGTATGTCCTTATCGGCGTCCTTGGCCTTCTCGCCAAGTACCACATTCCTCATACACACTTCGGCAAGTCTGTCGGCGGTGTCAAACCCTATGGACTTGACTAGGAACGTGCCACCCTTTACCGGTATTTCTATACCCACAATCTCGTTCGTTTCAGGGTCGAGTATTTGTGGTGATTGAGCAAGGAGCCAGTATACCTGTTCCAGCTTCTCCCACGTGTCTACTCTCAACTTCTTGGCCTTGCCTTTGGACTTGTCTCGTATAGACAGCGTGCCGTCTTCCGAGGCCAGTACCAGCATACCATCTGTGGTACTCAACAACGTCGTTTTACCGGTTCCGTTCTTTCCGTAGATGCACCACGTCAGGTACTTTACTCTATCGTCTATGTCGGTGATTAGGAAGGATATGTCGTTCTCGTCTATCTCCTCTTCAACTACCGGCGTCGCTTTCTTGGGTTTGCTCTTTGCCGGTGTAGGGGCAGCAAATTCAGTACCACCGAATATGTCCTCTACGTCTTCTTCCAACTCCTTGCGGTTCTTAGCCATCACCTTGTCGTAGTCGTCCTCTACAGCGTCTATATCTACACCGCCTGTAAGGTCCAACTCGAAGATGCTGTCTGAAACCACGTCCTTTTTACTCGCCATCTTGTACCTCCTCTACGCTCCTGTTAGACTCCTTCTTTTGGAAGTCTGCACTAATTATGTCGTCTATGTTCATTCCGGCCAGTTCTCCATAGCACAGCTTTTGGTAGGAGCAATCCCACGAACAACGCTGTTTCAGTGTGTTACGGACAAAGCGTGTTTTAGGCACATTCTCCGCATTTACGTATTCATCGTATTCATCCATAGTGGCTATGATTTCGGCTTTCATAATGTCTATCGTCTTTCGGTTTACCGGGAGTTTCATACGCTTGAAATAGACGTTCTTACTGAGCTTCTCTATCATATCCTCGTAGTCTTCCGGGTTAAGCCCGTGCTTTTTAACTGTCTCGAAGTAAGTGGCCACGTCCGTGTCTATCTGAGCCTTGGAGAGCCCACCGCTCTTTAGTATCGCCGGTTCTTTCGGGGCCTTGGTTTTGATGTGGTTGAACATAAACCCGGAAAGTGTACCCCCCAAACTAGTTATCTTGTCCATCAGCACCTTGTCATTCATTACAGCGTCGAAGTACATCACCAGCTGTAAGTCCATATATAGGTCACGCTCTTCAGGAAGGGCTTTCACTGTTTTGTGGTCTGCTATCCACACCCTCTTGTTAGCGTCCATCACTATCCAGTCAATATAACCGATGTAAGTGTGGTTGTCGTTTAGCTTGTACTCAACCTTGTACTCCGTAGCCAGTGTCACACTTCCGGCGTCAAGCGTTTTGTAAGCGTTGATATAGCCCTTTGATATTCTGTAAAGCTCCTTGGGTAGGTACGCCCACTCTTCACGCTCCTCATCGAATACGTGCTCTAGGTCAACCACAAGGTTCTTGATAGGGTCTGTCCAATCCTTACCGGCGTAGTAGTTGTTCAAACACTCGTGTAGAACAATTCCCTTTTGTGGTGCGATTGACTTGGTGATGGGCTCCAACCCTAGAACGTCGCTATAATAACAAGCGTGTTTACAACGTCTCCACCGGTTTATTTTACTTGCACTTCCTACTGCCATAGCGTTTTGCCTCCTTTTTCATCACATAAGCACGCTGTGCGACTTGCACACCAAATATACTTACTGCTGCTAATACTAACCCCACCATTATTCCAAGTATCTGAATTGCGAAGTTTGCAAGCATATCTACACCTCATAAGATTCTAGCGGAGCGGGTATGTCGTGCTCAAGGTCTTTCGCATACTCCCACGTCGCCTCGTTATAGTGTGCTCTCCACCGTCTTAGGAAATCGGCCACCGGCTCCTTTACCTCGATTACTGTTAACGTAGCCAAGTCAGCTACATATAGTGCGGTTACTCCGTGGTTCTTCTCCACGTAGGTTAAGCCACCGTGACTCATTCCCGTGTGTAGCGTCGTACGGCTTACCGCCAAGTAGAAATAGCGTATCTTGTCCGGTCTGCGTCTTAGCTTATCCGAGCGTTCCTTAGCCATTATAAATGCCCCCTTTTGAAAAATGTGTCGGTTCTCATATTCAGTGCAAAGTTAGCAATGATTTGTAGGGTGTCACACTCTATAAACGTACCATTAACTTCTACACCGCCGTAACTATCCACCTTTACTGTAACGTCCTCTTCGTTTAGGTTCTGTACCGTTATAACCGTAGTATCTTTTGACATATTGTTCTCCTTTCGTTTCTTGACAAGCCTCGCTGTGTTGCTTTGCTTGTAAAACCATTGTAGCATTTCATTGCGGAGCTTGTCAAGAACTTTTTTTAAATAGTTTAAACCGTTGGAATTTCAACGATTTTACCTGTTCCCCAAGACTGACCCAGCTCCACTTCAGCCACAAGGGGTATGTCTAAGCTAACACCAAAATACTTCTCTAAGATAAGTGGGACACTTTCCATACACTTCTTTACGAGTATCGCCACCTCAGTAGCAACGTCGTCATCAGCCTGCACCATTATAGCGTCGTGTACCTGACCAACTAAGAAGGCCTTGTCCTTGTACAGCTTCTCCAACTTCCCGTCTATCACAATCATAGCCAGCATTGTGATGTCGCTTGCAAATGATTGAACAGGTGTATTGATGGCCTGTCTTTCCGCACCACTCCTTATCTCCCTATCCGGGCTATAAACGTTTGGAAGGTGTCGTATACGCCCAGTAGCCGTCTTTACATAGCCTAAGGTGTTTACCTCTCGACGTTGTCTTTCGTGCCACGGAAGGAGTGCCGGGTATGTGGTGAAATACTTATTTCGTGCATCTACCGAACCTTGTTCTGTGAAGAGAGCTCCGTAGGTGTCAAAGGCGTATGACTTGAAGCCCTTAGCACCCATACCGTATAGAAAGCCGAAATTTACAGCTTTTGCCCCTGTACGTTGTGTCTTTGTCACGTCTGCTAGTGGAATCCCGGCTACTTGCGATGCGGTTATAGCGTGTATGTCTTGCTCATTCCGATAGGCCTCCTTCATCACGTTCTCGCCGGCCACAAAGGCTCCTACCCGGAGTTCTATCTGAGAGTAGTCGGCTTCGATGAACTTAGTACCGGGAGGTGCTGATATAAGCTGTCTCACGTTGGCATCTCTTGGCACCTGTTGGAGGTTAGGGTCTTCGGCTGACAAGCGTCCAGTGGCTGTCTTTGCTATGTTGTATGTGGTATGCAGCCGTCCATCACGCTTCAGATAATCAACCCAAGGTACTAGAAACCCGTTAAGTGCCTTTTCAAGTTTTTTGTAACGTAGTAGCATCTCCGGAAGTGGGCTGTAGTCCGTCAATCTTAGTAGCGTTGACTTTCCTGTGGATGGAGTGCCCGACGGTGTCACGCTGATAATAGGCAGCTTCAGCTTCTCGAAGAAGAGGGTAGCTAACTGCTTGGTGGAGTTCAGGTTCATATCCTTCATATCGTCCGGCAGTAGCTCCCGTATCTCGTCTTCCATCACGCTCTTGTCCGCCTTATAGCGTCGTGTTACTAACTCCATTTGACCGGAATCCACATAGACACCATTGTGCTCTATCTTTTGGAGCACACGTTCCCCCTGCATAATGATGTATCGGAATACGTTAGCCAAGCCCCTGTCACCCTTGATTTCATCCCGGATGATGTAGTATAGCTTCAGCGTGTAGTAGCAGTCTAGTGCACAATACTTAGCCATAGCGTCGAACTCCTTGAGTGATAAGCCATCCTTGAAGACGATTCCGGCGTCGTAGTCATCGGCACCACAGTAAGTCTTGGCCAGCCACTTGAGTCCGTGAGGGGTATTAACGTTTAGTAGATACGCCCCAAGGTAAGTGTCGAAGTCGATGTAAGGCTCTATGCCTCGGTCTCGGAGCCACCTGTTGTCGAACTTCCCATAGTGTGCCACCTTGCTGATGTTGTTTTTCTTCAGTATCTCCGCTATCTTTTCATAATACTCGCTCACCGGTACTCCGGGGTTGGTGTAGTGCTCCGTCTCTAAGGGTATTATGTAAACCCCTTTGTCTGTGGCAATACCAAGCATAAATAGCTTAGCTCCTGTAGCGTAGGGGTCTAACCCAGTACACTCTATGTCGTAGGCTATGACCGCCTCTTTGGATAGCACCTCGCACACCTCTTCTAGCATTTCGTGTGATTGCACTATCTTGTACTTGAAGTCTTTCGGCGTCGATTTCTTACCAAACATCGTTTGGGCAAAATAGGCTATATCGGCTCTGAACTCTATGGCCAAGTGAGGCTGTGTTACCATTGCACTCGGGTTGTATGTTGGGATAACCACAGCTCCCTCGAAGTTGTACGTCTTACCGTGGTTCTTGAGAAGCCCTGATACACCGAGAAGAGCGTCGAGTGAGAACGCCCCAAGGGTCAGGATGTACTTTGGCTGCACGGCTCTCACCTCTTCGTGCAGTATTTCCCGGCACAGCTTCACGGCTTTTCTATTTGGCTTCTCGTTGTGCAAGTTGCACTTGATGGCCTTCGTAATGTAGCACTGGCTCATATCAATTCCAACGTCGTATAGCTCTCTGTACAGCGTCTTACTAGCCGTGTCACAAAATAGCTCGTCTTGGATGATTTCAAAGGCAGTGGGTATATCGCCTATTATCATTATGTCAGCCTTGTAGGGGGTTGTGGTTATGTGCTCGCTGTGTTCTCTAGGGCAACCACTACATTGAGAGTACATCTTCTACCTCCTGTATTCGACGCCTTAGCAGCTCCGACTTTTGAGAGTTGTCTAGGAACATATCCTTGGTAAGTATTGTCTTTAGCGTATTGTCCTTAGCAATGATGCCCAGCACCGGCTCGCTTTTGTCGTCAAGCCTCATTAGGACATACACATCACGTCGTATCTGCTTGGAAAGTTTAAAGCCCTTCGCAACTACTTGGGCCGGGGAGAGCACTGTGCCGTCAAATACAGCATCCTGAATCTCCTCCGCCGTAGTGGCGGAGAACTTTCTTCCTGTGCGTTCTAAGTACCTTGTCACAGCGTGCCCGCTGATTCGGATTGTCCGATGTTTTGCTGTCATACTAATTGCCCCCTTTGGTTTTCTTCTCAAGCATCTCTAACACCTTGGCTTGAACATCTAGCATTACCTTAGCTGTTATGTCCTCGGCCTCTTCCCTAGAGAAGCCAAAGGTCATTTGTATAAGCTCTATAACGTGGTAGTGCGTCACTGTAAGTGCGGTTATCTCCGCCACAAGGGAGTGCTCTACTGACGCTGTAGCCAGTTCTTCCCGTACTTCCCTCGGTGCGTGCTTTAGCTCGTTCTTGATTCCGGATAGCATTGCTTCTAGTTGTTCTTTAGTTGGTCTCATATTACACTCTCTCTTTCAATATTGCCTTATAGGCATCGGATACAGAACTGGCGAAGTCTTCGTCGTTCTTCAGCGTATTAATAAGTTTTAAGTCTATAGACTTTTCTATAGCGAGGAAGTAGTTGGTGACGACGTTGCTTTTTTGAAATCGACCCATCACACGGTCTCTAGCCTGTAAGTAGTTCATAAGGCTAAAGTCAAGCGAGTAGAACACATTGATGTGTGCTGTATCAAACGAAACTCCCATCGCTCCGGTGGCTATCTGTACCACAATAGCGTCGAGCTTGCCGTCCTGAAAGGCCACCTTTGTGGCTTGTCTCTCTTGCTCAGGAACGCTCCCGTTGTAGTAGCCAACGTCGTACCGGCTCAGCACCTTTTTTATTAGCACTGCCTCAGCCTTGAACCGATGGAATATGACCAGTTTCTCTCCCCCAGCGTGCTTTGTGGCCACTAGGTCGGCTAGGGCGTCAGCCTTGGCACTGCTGATTTGCTCCACTGTGCCGTCGTCCGCTGTAGCAAAGCCACCACAGAACTGTTGGAGTCTCATTAGCCGGGTTATGGCTAGCTCCCCCTCTACTACAGCACCGGAGTCAAGCTCCGTTACCCAAGCCTTCTTGAGCTCGTTGTAACGCTTTTGTGCTGTAGGCTCGAATGGAATGGTTAGCACTATCTCCTCTATCTCCGGCTCATCCATAACGGACTTTCTAAGCACTCGGATGGAGTGGTCCTTGATTGTGGACTTGATGGCTTCGATGTCAGTGCAATCCACAACCTGTTTTCCCATATAGCCCCCCATAACAGCGTACTTGTTACGGAAGTCTGTCCACTTACCACCGAATATGTCAGCGTCCATTACCTTGAACTGGCTGAAGATGTCCGTCCAGCTCTTAGTTATCGGCGTACCAGTCAACAAAAGCACCATCGGCTTGTGTTTAGTCAAGGACGCTGATGCTTTGGAACGCTTGCTTGTATGGTGCTTTACTAGGTGTGATTCATCAAATATTATGATGTCTGCATTCCACCATAGTAGACGCTCCCGTTGTGTTACCAGCCTATCGTAGTTTATTATCAGGAACACAATTCCCCCGGTTACGTCCTTGGTTGACTTGAGTATCTCGTTTACCTTTGCTTGAGCACTTGGGTACATAAAGACCCTTCGTGGTATATCGTCCGGTAAGTGAGTTGTTATTTGATTCTCCCATTCACTACGTACCGATAAGGGGCTTACTATCAGCACCTTCGTGACCCCCTTCTGTAGGTGCTTTACCCCACAGAAGTCTATGGCCACTTTGGTTTTGCCGACACGCTGTTGGAAGAAGATACCAAATCTCTCGTGCTCCATTGCCTTTTTCAGTGCGTGCTTCTGCTCCGCACTAGGTAGTGTTTTAAACTTATACGTCTTTTTCATCAGCTGACCTCCCGACAAACTTGCCCTTGGCCAACCTGTATAGATTCTTTCTACCGGCTTTGTCCACTTCTACGATGCCCTTTAGCTCTAAGTCCTTCAGTGCAGCCACCAACTCACGGCGTGACATCGTGACAACTGCCTTTAATTCTTCGAGTGTCCTGTGGGATACAGCAAGGGCTTCCACGACGTCCTCGAACTGCCTTGGTACTGACGTTGAGTTAGCTGTCTCGTCGAGTGTCATTCGGTAGTACAGCTCTCCCGGAGCTCCCATATCTACGCTGAGTGTTAGCTCTCCCATACTTGGGTAAGCTCTGAACTCACGCTCTATCTGAACCGTGAAGGGCTCCGCTGTAGACTTGATGTACAGTGCGGATTCTACCCAAGCGTGAAATGCGGATGAACCTCGAACACGTTGGCCCCCTCTAGCACTTGTACCACCTTTGTTGTAATGATGGCATATCATAATGGCCACGTTGTACTGATTTCTTAAATAGGTTAACCAGCGTAATACATCTCCCACTTCCTTTGCACTGTTTTCATCGACTTGGCCCAGCATCATATATAGTGGGTCAAGTATTATTAGGACCGGCTTCAGTTTCTCTATGGTAGCCTCTATCAGCTCCCGGCTATCCTTGGCTGTTAGGTCTACGCCGTAGTTGTTTGAGAAGTACAAGGGTAAGTCATCGGCTAGTGCCCATCCCCCCGGCGTAGATGTCAGCATCCCTTTGGAGTAGGCTGTCTTGAACACCCGGTCTTGTACCGTCTGCTCGTTATTCTCCTCTTGGATGTAGAGCACCGGGCCACTTATCTCGACTGGGAACTGTCCTATGTAAGGGCGTCCACTGGCTACTGAAAGGGCTAGGTCTGTGGCCTGAACCGACTTATACGTCTTAGGCTCACCAGCTATCATCCCATAGGTACCGCTTTGCCAAATGTCTTTCACCAACCACTTGGGGGCTTCTATACGCTTTGACACGAATGTTTCAAACGGTATGGCCCACATATCCCCTTTCATCCGTTCCTCTACCGGAACAACTACCATACGCTCGGCTTCCACCCTTGTCTTAACGTGCTTATCGGCTTTGAGTATCTCGCCATATATCTGCTCAGCTTCGTTACGGCGTCCCTTGAACTTGTTCCAAGGGCACTGCATTATGACGTCGACAATGTCCAGCAGGGGAACCCCGGCCTCTATAAGAGACGTTTCTATCTCCCACAGTCTATCGGAGCGTTCTCCTTGCTCTACTTCATCCGGGTTAACGAGGAGCAAGTCTCTCGTTCTTGCTGTTATGGTCCACGCTTCAAGCAGCTGCTCTATAGCGTCTACCGGTGCAGCCTCGATAGCCTCTGTGGCTACCACCTGTTCTTGTACTTTTTCCAGTACATAGGCGTTCTTCTCCGCCCAAAGGAATCGGCCTTGTTGCGGTGGGTCGTATTTGTGGTTAGGACTACCCGGTATTCGTAATACTTGAGTGACGTCCCATCCGCCCTTATCGGCTCCTATGTGATACGTCAGGTCTTTATTCACTTGCTCAACAACGTCAATATCGTGCTTGCTATCCAAGGACCATAGGCACTGATAACGGTCATCCGAAGACGCCCAAGCTATAGAAGGCCGTAAGTTGCCAAGGTTTTTCGGGTTCACCTCATCTAGGTCCGCCCATAATATGCCTTGCTCTTTGCGTGCGTTCTCCTTTAAGCGTTTCGGCTTATCAAACACCATAGGGCACCAGTAGGTATCCCACGCATCATTGGCTGATTGTGTAACACGCTCTTGTATGGCTTGCCACTCTCCAGGATAAGCGAAGGCTCGGCCTTCATCCCACACCTTACCTTTGCGTCTAGGGACAAACACATAGCCCTCTTGCGTGTTCCAAACTGCTTTTAGAACATTCAATTTCATAGGTACGTGCCCCCTTATTTGTAGCGTTGATTTAGCATCTCGTTAATGATTTCTGACATATTCGTCTTGGTTTTTTTAGCTTCAGTTTGTAGCTTGTCTTTAAGGCCCGTGTCTAACCTCAAATTAGTGGGCGTCTTATCGTCGTACTTTTGTGTGTTTTCTTCAATAGCCATTGTTATCCTCCTCTCCCAAGTCAACTTTTTCAAGGCGGCTCCGAACTTTTTTGTCTAGTTTAGCCCAAGCCTCTTCAACCTGTTTATCATCCAATATATTGTGAAACATTAGCGTGAATACAGCAAGTCTCGCCGTCTCAACACGCTCTGCATCGGGACCTAGCGTATAACCTTTTCTTCTAGCCTGTCGCTCTAGCGACGTTCCTAGCCCATCATATCTAAACTTCATATTACCTCCTGTTTAGTAATCACTATTTCATCAAAACTGGCACTGGAAACGTATCAAAATCCCATCTTGAAACTTCTCCACATTTCGTGCATTTATAAGTTACAACTTCTTCGTCACTCACAAAACTTTGGCTACTAATGAGTTCGTTGGTGCATTTAGGACAATATATCCAACAATTTTGTGACCTTGTTTGAAATTTAAGCCGAAGCCTTTTAAACCAATTCATTTAACCCTCCTTTACTAAATAGTAGAAACTAATATTCTCCTGAGCCATAGGCCATCCAGCACTCCATTATACCTTCCTTGTTAAGACGCTCACAGCTTTGGTTTACATAATACATACACCCTTCGCACATTCTTTACCTCCTTAACACACACTAGACCCCAAGTATATACGGGGTTGACCTTGTTGTCAACCCCGTTATCAACGTCTTACCCAAATGTCTTTGAGATTTGTTTCTTCAGGTATTTGGATACCACAGGAACTAGCGTTGATACCCTTTTTACCCAAGCGAAGTCTTGTCCGAAGCACAGCTTCTCACATACCAAGCTGTTACCCCCCCAATCAGAAATGAACACACCCATTAAGGCGACGCCCTTCTTGCGGATATCTCGAATAGATTGGGCTGTATCGTCCAAGCCGTCCTTACCGTGCCACGTTCTATGTTTAATGCGTGGGTCAATCACGCCGGAAGGGTCGTGCCAGTTTTCATACTCCTTAGAACCCCCACACTTTCCGGCAATCCACGAGGCACCCGATGGTGCTCCATCCGATATACAGATGAATATATGGTTAAGGTCCGGAGACTTATCGGAAAGCTCATATACTGTTCGGTAAGCAAGGCCATCCCTATTAGCACCGTCCGCTACATAAGAGAATATGTTCTTGGTCTCGCTTGTTGGGTCGTGATAGTCTCTATAACGCTGCATTACACTAGCGTCACCATACGTCCTGAATGATGTAACCCGTGTAGGTATTCCTACTAAGTCAAAGGCCTTTGCTACTACGTATGTGGATGTGGCCACCTCACTTTCCAAGAATGAGTTGGAGCCACTAGCGTCCACGACTATATCCACTATGTAACCACCCTCTTCAGTAGGCTCGCTTTGTGTAAATACGTGGGCATTATCACACTCGGTAGCTTTCCACAACCTATTTGGTGTTAGCTTTCCGGTTGTTGTGCTATAGCTCGTTTCAGTATCAAGGGCGGTAAGGCTGGACCGGATTTCTTGTGCCAGCTGTCTTGCTAGGCCATCAGCGTGCCCCATAGCTCCGGCTATTCGTGCATTCATAGTGTTCCTGATATGGTTTTTCATTTTGCACGCTTCTTTGCTGTCCACATACAAGGTTATGGCCCCTTTGTTCATATCGGTGCATACCACGTCTTCTAAACGCTTTATCTCGTCATCTTTAAGCAAGGATTTCCCCCAGTAGCCCTCGGCTTCTTGCCTTACCTCGTCTCTATCCTTTTCTTTAGACTCGGCACTTTCCTTCATAGACGACGCTTTATCGGTCAAGTCTTGCAACTTTTTGCGGTCTTCCGGAGATAACAGACGCTCTAGTGTGCTTTCTCCTAGGGCCTCGCTTATCTTCTTCTCGATTTCTTCCTCGCTATTACCGTCTTCATCGGACTCCTTAGCGTCACTATCACC